ATTCTTTTGCCCAAGATGATTTATATGCGGCTTCTTTTTTTGCGTGATCTTCAGCGAGAGCTTCGAATGCTTCAGTTTCACTTTCTAACTCATCAATCAATCTTAAAAGATGATTCTCAATATCGACTTGACTAATAGGAGAGGTTCTATAATTCATTTTGCTCCTTCTCGTTTAACTTCCCATAAGCGGGTATCCAGTCAACGCCCGCTAAAGACTCTAAGTTTTTTATAGGCCATTCGTAATCGGAAAATCCGAATTGAGTTCGACCCATTTGTTCAAGAATCCACGCATCGCATTCATCATCTGCACCTTTGCCAATCCACGTCTTTCCAGTCCTAGCGGAGATGGCGGATACCACTTCAGTTTTAGATGCGTTCCCTCGACCAGTAGCAAACTTTGCTCGACAAGTGGGAGGAATCTCTACAAAAACAAAACTGTTTTCATAGAGGGCAATACGAATCACGCCACCTAATTCACCAATCGAATGGGCATGGCTCGCTCTTGACGAAAATGCGTAACCTTCAATAACAACAACATCAGGTCGATGTTCACGACAAGCAAGCATCACTTCATCACGGATATTGAAAAGACGTTCAACCCCTTTAGTTTTGACTGCGATCGTACCTGTATCTCCGTCACAGGAATACCCTGTGGAGGTAAGCGACAAATCCAGACCCATAAACCTCATGGTTTTTGCCACCATCCATGTACCGCTAATCCAAGTTCTATGGACAAAGCTGGTTCTCGTCCTATGCGATCATGACACTCACGACAAACAGCCATAAGATTTTCTTCATCCAGAATTGATCCACCCTGAGAGCGTCGTTTTAATTCATGAATATCAACACTGGCATTTCGCTTATAAAGCGTAACCTCATCATGCTTTGCCCAAACAGGGCACGCTTCACAATATGGTCGCTCCTCTAAAAGACGAGCAACCACCTTGCGACGTTCAACATATTTCTGTTGAGTCTTTTTACTGCGTGGTTTAAGAGAACCCGTCCTCTTAAGTGAACTTGTCCTCTTTAACGGAGTATTGCGCTTAAGGGGTCCGCTACGCTTCATCGGTTTCTTGCGTTTCATACAGTGGTCACCTCATCGAAGTCCCACTTGTTTTCCAACGCCGCCCATAGGGCACGATCTATAGCGGTGTCTTCAAGATCGTAAGTGTTCATCAATTCCCTATGTTTGGAAATTGCGCGTCGATAAAAGTTGGCTGACTCAAATGGATTCATATCAATGGGCTTACCCGTTTGGATCATTCCCATTACTTGGTCTAAGCGTTTGTCAACATGAAACTTGAAACGTTCAATCTTTGCTCTTTTAGATGCATAAGCATTTTCTGCTTCTCTGGCTAACTTTTTTCCTTCTCGGCCTAAAGCGGTATAGCGATTCGCATCCGACTCTGCATCCATTTCAATACTCTCTATTTGAGATTGAAGATTTTCAGCAAGAGCATTTAATGCTCGCATCCATCTATCCCAATGTGTTGAGTTCAATAAAGTTTCTCGCTGTTCAGGAGATAACTTATTTTTTACTTCTTCCGCCACCAATTGGGCGAAAGCTTCATCTGTTAACTGCACGTCTACCTCCAAGCAGGGCATTCTGATTTATAGGCACACCAGTTACAAAGAGCCGTTTTATTAGTGTCAAATTCATGAGTCTCACAGGAAACCTCTATAGCCTTTTTAGTATTTGTGACGTATTCAACTGTCTCATCGTAATCACTTTGAGTGAAATCGTGTTCAAGTTTTACGCCATCTTTTAGGTACAATAATTCTAATTTTCCGGTTTCCCCAACTCCTAATTCTTTAGCTAAAGAAGCATAAATTTTGAGTTGTAGAAACTTGTCACCACCATACTTTGGATTTGGCACCTTGCCCGTTTTATAGTCACTAATAACGAGTTTGTTATCAGAGAGCGAATAGCGGTCAATGAAACCTAAAAGATTCACACCAGACAATTCGCCATTCAATTTATATTCCAAACCTTCTGGCTCTATGTCTTCAGGAGTTTCGACTTTCCATAGATTTTCAACACACCAAACGGCACGCCATTTGAATTCACGAATTTTTTTATCACCAACAACATATGGATGAATTCGTTCTATCCAATTGCCTGATTCCCAAACTTCTGTAAATAAAGGAACAATTAATTCTTTGGTTCGTTCATTAGGTTCATACATGTAAAACTGCTCACAAACATCGTGAACAAGGTTCCCAAGCAAAGTTGCCTCAGAAGGCTCGTCAGGTAGTTTGTCAATTTTACTAAACCGAAATTTCATCGGACACTGGTTATAAGTACCCATCGAAGATGGGGATAAATGTGGTGGTGCTTCTAATTTTTCAAGCATCGACTGACCTCCATAAATGTTGAGGAGCCTTATGTCGTGATGGCCTACTAGACATAGCAGTCTCCGTTCTTCTACATGTTGGGCAAACCACAGGTTCGATCAATCCAGCCCGTTCAGCGGCTTTCATCAAAGGTCCCAATAGACGATTGTCTTGAAGGTTTATCCCTTGATCATCTAATCGATCCAAAACAGCATCCGTTGTCCAATGAACATCAGAAGGAAATGTTGTAGCGATGTGATGAATCGCCCATTTTGCTGCTCTTTTTAAGTGTGGTTTTGCGTTTGATTCAACCAACCGCATCGCGGCGTTACGTTTGGTTGCCCCATCACTCACTTTGCTCGTCATTTTCAACAAACTCTGCATCAAAAGAAAGACGAATAGCCTCTTCGGACAGAGCAGTTAAATCTGCGACGGTTGCAGTGGTTAATTGTGGCTTTGGACGACCACCAGAATGCTCAACCCAAAATGCGTTAAGTTGCGTTTTCTTTTCCTCATCCAAACTTCCTGCTAGTGAAACAAAGTTGTCCCATGCTTTCTGAACAGCAGGATCAACAGATTCAAGAATTGCCTCTTCTTGTTCCAGTTGGAGCGACTCATCGGATCTTGCAAGGTAAAGGCCAACACCTAAATGTTGTGCGGCTTTCTTCAAGGCATCTGAAACGGCACCTTTCATCTCGTCTCCGAGATCAACAGGATCACCACTCTTCATCCGTTTAATCTTTTGACCGCCGAAGCCATCTTTGAAAACGGCATGACCATCTATTATGGCGGTTAAAGTGACATGAGCTATAACCCATTCAGGGTCTAAGGCATCACGGCTACAGTCCTTAACGTCATAGGACCAATTTTCAATTCCTAAAACTGTATTCAGGCGGGTGATGACTTCTGAAACAGGAATGTAAGTGAGAGAAGTCCCACCCTTTTTCATGCTTCGTTCAACTTCACGCGGGAAAGGTTCCGAAAGGTTTTGTAGTAACTCGCTCATTGGGCTTCGCCCCTCCTAACAATAACGCTCGTCTTAGGTTCAGACGGCTCACAGTAAAGATCGGCGTTGAGGCCAATCTCATTTAACTTTCCCACCCTCCAATATGAAGGTGCAAGATAGTCAAGCATTTGCATAGCCATTTCCTTTGGGGACTTGACTACTTCTCCAGTGTCCATATCAATGGACGACTGTTGGATACGATCCATGACGACACCTGCAAGATCTTTATGGTTCCAACCTTTGCGGCTTGATCCGACCTTGCGTTCGACTTGGGCTCCATTTCGTAATTCGATTAGAGGGTCATCGATCATTAGTTTGCCCAGTTGTCCTGAGACTTGATCGTAAACCGTCGCTAATTCCATCTTTGCAATATTTAGCTCCAGGACCAAGCTGGCAACTTCCTGGGCATCTCCGTCTATGTCTTTTACTCGCTCATCGAGTTGAGCTATGAGAAGACGAAGAGTATTTACATTCTCCAAATTCATGGTATCTCCGTTTAGTAAGTAGAGTTATTAGTATTACGTCACACAACGATAGCGACTCGTTTGCGCTGTGGCAACCCCAATCCTGTTAAATGTGTAAACGCTCCTGTTGCGGAGTCCACTTGGTCGTCATGATCACATGCTTCTGGGAAAGTGGAAAGTTCATCTAGCCAATCTGTCAACCAAGGTCCTCGCACCGCCCTGACGTTACCATTGGCAAGTGCGGCGGCAAATGGTCTCGCTCGTGTCACCTTGTCTCCTGTTGACCTCATACCAAGGAAGTCATAACCCGGTAATACATATCTGGCGTATTGGTCTACTAGCGCTTTCCCTGACGATCCTGGTTCCTGCTCCATTCTAACTGGGACGGCGTGTCCATCTTCATAGGCAGTCTGAGCAATCAACTGTTCGACTTTCTCTCCCTTAACCCTTGCACGCTTCACATCAAGAATGTAAGCGATGCCCTGATCAAACATCATGAGGGTTCCGACTGTCCAGTCTGGATCGGGGTTAGTTGAGGATGGTTCTGTTGCGGCTAAATCCCAAAATCGTACTGCTCTTGACATTGAGGACAACTCAGGGATTTCGTTTTGATCTAAAAGAACAACCGACTCTCTGTCAAACATTGACCCTAAAGTCGTTGTCCACCAGTCACCCTCTTCGAGCCTTTTGCGTTCTATCGGATCTAGGGCTTGAAGCGACTGCCGATAGGAAGCCGCATCAATACCCGGGTTGTCCGTCAGAAAGGACGGAACGAAAATCCGTCCTTGCTCCTTTCCCTCAATAATAAATCTTTGCCTAACCCAGTTCGGAGCAGGGTTGGAAGCTGAACGCATCCTTAGTGGAACTTTTGCTAACGGCCCACTCGCAGGGCGACGTAGACGAGAGAAGAGGTATCGATAATCTGCTTCACGAATTTCTGTCACCTCGTCCATTCCAATGAATTGAAACTCAGCACCTTTGTAACGTAAATAATCTTGGCTGTTATTTAGGTAACCAAAAGAAATTCTTGCACCTGAAGGGAAAACCGCAGTGTAATTATTCGCATTCCA